GGGCTTTTTGTTTTCACGGGCCGATAGAATGCGGCTCTTCGCTAGGGGTGCTGGCTCATCGAATGAGCCGGCTGAGATAACACCCTTTGAACCTGACTGAGGTAAGCCCCACGCCCACAAAGTAAACTGCCAAAAACAGGGGGCAGGCATGGGCGAACCGAAGGTTTACAGCTACATCCGATTCAGCGACGCACGCCAGGCCAGCGGCGCGAGCAGCGAGCGCCAGAGCGCCTACGCCGAGCAGTGGGCGGCCCAGCACGGCCTTGTGCTGGATGACCAGCTGAGCATGCGCGATGAGGGCCTCAGCGCCTTCCACCAGAAACACATCACGCAAGGCGCCCTGGGCGTCTTCCTGCAGGCCGTGCACGACGGCCATGTGGCCCGCGACTCGGTGCTGGTGGTGGAAGGCCTCGACCGACTCAGCCGCGCCGAGCCAATCCAGGCGCAGGCCCAGTTGGCCAGCATCATCAATGCCGGCATCAGCGTGGTCACCGCGAGCGATGGAAAGATCTACTCACGCGAGCGCCTGAAGGCCAACCCGATGGATCTGGTCTACAGCCTGCTGGTGATGATCCGCGCCCACGAGGAGAGCGACACCAAGAGCAAGCGCGTGCGCGATGCGATTCGGCGCCAGTGCCTCGGGTGGAAAGCCGGCACCTACAAGGGGCTGATCCGCTACGGGCAGGCACCGGGCTGGATGCGCGTGGTGGATGGCCGATGGGAGCTGATTCCAGAGCGGGCTCAAGCTGTGCGGCTGGCCGTGGATCTGTGCCTGCAGGGCTATGGCGCCGGCCACATCACCAAGCAGCTGCACGCCCAGGGCCTGCAGTTCAGCGCGAGCGCGCCAACTTCGGGCCATCTGACCCGCCTGTACACACACCCTGCGCTGGCTGGCGACAAGCACCTCGAGCTCGACGGGGAGACTCACGTCCTGGCGGACTACTACCCGGCCGTCCTTGATCGGCAGACCTGGGAGAGCCTGCAGCAAGCCGTGGAGCTGCGCGGGCGGCGCGCCGTGAAGGGCGAGATCCCGTCAGTGCTCACCGGCACGGGCATCACCATGTGCGGCTACTGTGGCAGCCCCATGAAGGCCCAGACGATGGCCAGCAAGCGCAAGGCAGACGGCACGCTGCTGGACTGTCACAGGCGCCTGCAATGCGTCAGCGTTAACTCGGGGGCGGGCTGCAAGGTTCCAGGCTCATGCTCGGCCGCCCCGATCGAGCGCGCACTGATCCGCTACTGCTCTGATCTGGTCAACCTGCAGGGGCTGTATCACGGCGACCGCAGCGCCCTGCCTCGCGCTGAGCTGGCTGCCGCGCAGGCCGAGCTGGCCGGGATCGACAAGCAGCTGGAACGCCTGACCGAGGCGCTGCTCACAAGCGACGGCCCGGTGCCGGCGACGTTCGCCAAACGAGCGCGGGAGCTGGAGGACCAAAGAGGCAACGTGCTGGCCAAGGTCCAGGCCGCCGAGCGAGCTGTGGCCGAAGCTGCGCGCGCCAACCTTGACGGCGCCGACCAGCGTTGGCGGGTGATCGCTGAAGGTGTCGAGGCGCTTGATTACACCGCGCGCATGCAGGCCCGCCAACTGGTGGCCGACACGTTTGAACGCATCGTCGTGTACAGCCGCGGGATGCGCCCGAACGATGCCACCGATGCGATCGACGTGCTGCTGCTCGCCAAGGGTGGCAATGCTCGCACGCTGAGGGTCGATCCGAAGGGGGGCTGGCTGGCGGCAGATGACTTGGCCGAGGTCTGAAACCTGGTGCGCCTGGCGAGCCACTGGAGGTGCATCATTGCAGCATGGCATCGCTCGATCCGCCCAACTGGACGCCCTGCTGGTACTGCAAGCACTACGGCTATTTCTCCAAAAGTTCCGGCCTGGTCAGGTGCGCCCACCCGGTCTATCCAATGAACTGCTCGCAACCCGAACGAGGCTGCTGCAGCTGGGAGCGCATGCCAGGTGTGGATGATGATGGCTGGCAGCCGGTCGGGTTCGTCAGCCAGCAGGAGGCCCAGGCTGCACTGTGGGCTTCCACCCATCGGAGGGATGCGGACGGAGCCCAGGGCGCCTAGATTCAAGCCGCAGGGCCTAGGGCAGCTTGGGTGCACACAAGCGCGCTGGCCGCGGCGGACTCCCGGGAGGGCGTCCGGGGCGATCGCCCTGCCCATTCATAAACCACCGGCTGTAGCCGGCGCTGGCCGAGTTCTACAACGAGACCATCAAGACCTTGATGCGCCATTGTGAGCAGCATCACAAGCAGGGTAAGTCCGGGCCGGCGTGCATTTAATGTTTCATCGAGGGTGTACCCAACTTGGCGCGCGAGTAGGCACTCACAAATTGCATGGGCTTTGGTTCACACGCTACCCGTAGCGCTTGTTACACCCTTGACCCCCAGATATAGTTTCCCCTAATGCATCGCAAGCACGGCACGGTACGAACAAGTTTTCAGCGGCAGACGTAGCCGCAGTGACCAGGGTCAAAACCGACACGCTAGGATGCAGATAAATGAAGGCCCCGATAGCGCGACAACTTGGCGGAAGGAGCGCTACCAGGGCCACCAGGGCGGCACGACTGAGCAGCCGGTGCCTATTTCGTTCACTCCAACCCCACCGTGGAATCGGTAGAGAGGAAAAGCATGCATGACTCAAGCTAAAAGCTACCCGCCGATCCCTGCTGGTCACGTCCTGGTCTTTCGACCATGGATCACCAGGAAGGACGGCAGCCGGCTCTACGCTTCCCAGGTCGGCAAGCGGGCATTCCCGCTTATCGTCCCGGTGAAGTAAAGGCCTAAGCCTTGACTGCTCGAACGGGCGCTACAAGGGGGACTTGTGGCGCCTGTTTTCATCTTAATGGCCAGGCCAATATGCGCAAGTGAATAAAAACCCAGCCCGTAAATGGCTTGCGGTTTTTCTCACGGTGTGCTTGTCCATCCCTGCTGCCCAACTACTGCCTGGCAGCCTCTGAGCCGGTCTGCGACGGCGTCGGCGTCTTGGACGAGCGCGACAAGATCGCTTCGAGCCTGGTCTGAAATGACTGAGGCGGCGGGGCGGGGATCATCATTTCGGCCGGGACAACCGGGGCCCGGGGCGGGAGAGGAGCTGGCGATGTCGCGCAGCCGCTGCTCAAGGCCAGCAGCGCGGCGATCAGTGGCCAGGCGGTCTTGCGTGAGCGCATCGTTGATCCTTGCCATGTTGCGCGTCTGCTGGCCCTCTAAGACGCGGGCGCCGCGCTCTGCGGCGATGTCCTCTTCAAGCCGGGCCACGCTCGCTCGGTGCGCCTGGAAGGCCATGCCACTGCCAAAACAGGCGGCCATGGCCAGTGCCAGGGCGCCGAGCTTATAGGCCCACCACATGGGGAGCCACCTGGATGACGATGGCGGCCATCAGCCCAGGCGCGGCTGTGGCCAGCGCGTCGAGCGGCTCCACACCATGCAGGCCGGGCTGGCTGCGGTTGTCGAGCCAGTCGGCCGCCTCCTTGACGATGCCGGCCACGATGGCCGCCACGCCCACAGCCACAGCGGCAGGGCGCAGGCCGGCAGCCGTTGCCAGCAGGCCCAGCGCCAGGCCGAACAGAGCGACCAGCAGGCCGATGACCAGGTGCATGGCCTTGTCAGCCGGCAGGCCCAGCTTGCCAAGCAGGGCGGCGAGTTTGGAAAGGATGTTCATCGAGATCTCCATGCTGCAGCAGCAGCGTTGCGCGGGCCAGGAACAAAGCAGGCCGAGTGACCGGCCTGCCACTACCCTGCTCTGTGTTGACCTATTCGGCCTGGGTAAAGTCGACGTAGTACTTCTCGCCCGGGTTGAACTTGCCCAGCAGCGCCGGGTTCGTGATGTGGATGTCGAGAGTCGCACTCGGCGAGTACTTCGAGAAAGTGCTGTCCTCGTGGAGCCCGTCCTTGTCAAAGGAAGGCGGGCAGACCGCGTTCATCGTCAGCTTCTCGCTGCCGGCGAGGCGCTCGATCTTCGAGATCTGCAGCTTGGCGCGCATGGTGGTGGACATAGATAGCCTTTCAGTGTGGTGCCTACTCAATCGAGGCGGGTGGGAGAAATCGGAAACGTCGCCCGGCCGCCGCTCAGGCCGAGCAGGCCAGCGCGTGCAGGGTGTCGTCGCTCAGTTGGCGGCGCTCGGCGCGGTGCAGCATGGCGCTGCCGTTGATGGACTTCGTGATGGCGTCGATCTGCCAGGCATCGGCCAGCACATTGAGCTTGTTGACGTGCCAGTACCAGGCCGCGGTGAGCGCGGCGTGCTCGGGCGTGGCGACCAGGTCGGGCTGGTCTGCATAGGGCTGGCCCAAGTCAATGGACGCATCCAGGTAGGCAGCGCGGCCGGTGAGCTGGATGAGACCGCGGCCGCGATACAGCCAGCCATCGCCGCTGACCTGGTCGCGGTTGCCGCAGCGGTTGGCGTAGACGCAGTTGGCAAGGGCCTGCGGATTGCGCGCCAGGCGGGCAGCATCGGCCAGGCTGGCCACGCGGCTGGGGAACACGGCGCGGATGCGCTCGGGCGTGCTGTAGAAGAGGTTCTCCTCGACGTGGACGAAGCGCGCCGACTCCACCATGGCCTGGGCCAGGAAGGCCGCGATGCGGGCCGGCGTGCTGATGTCGAAGCGGCTGCAGGCCGCCGCCAGCGGGTCGGCATAGAGCCGCGCTTGCGTGGGCGCCACGCCGGCAGCCACCAGGGTTTGAACAGTGATCATGGTCAGCCTTCTTTCACACGGGTTCGGACAATGAGGACCGCGAAGCCGACGAGTACGCTGGCGTCCTGGAGCGTCGGCGCCTCCAGGTGCAGGAAGGGGGTGATGACGGCACCGGCGCCACCGATGGCCAGGCAGGCCCAGGCCAGGGCCTTGAGCCACTCGGTGACGCGCTCGCGGGCATCGAGGCCGCGTGCCAATGGCGCAGTGCGCTCTAGCTTGTTCAGGGCCTCGGCCACGGTGATGAGGCCCGCCAGCCAATGGAGGATCTGAATCGCCTCACTCATGGCCACCACCCTCTGCAGGTGCAGGCGTCTGCACTTGCCCTGAAAACCGGCGGATGGCGAAACGAAGCACCTCCTGCGCCCCGCCACCCACCGCGAACGCACAGCCCAGCAGCAGCGAGTCCGGCAGCGAGGCCATGAGCAGGGCCAGTGGCGCCAAATAGCCGGCCGTGATGGCGCTTGCACAGGCGACCGCCATGCGACGCAGCGTGGTGCGCACCAGCTGCTGCCAGGTATCGCCGGTTGCGGGCACCGCGTTGAGCAGAATGATGGCCACCAAGCTGCCGCTGAAGCCCGCGATGAGCAGGTCAGCACGCAGCCCAAGCGGGGCGCCAAAGGCTGTGAGGATGGGCACCGCGGCCGTGGAGGCCGCGATGGTGCCGAGGGCGGTGGATGCAGGCTCAGCCATGTGGTGGTGTTGGTTGAGTCAAAAGAATGCCCGCACGAGGCGGGCTGGCTTAGGTGCAGCGCTGGGGCTGCTGGCTACAGCGTGGCGGGTCGACGGTGCGCAGCTCGTCGGGGTCGGGATCACCACCACCGCAGGCGGTGAGCAAGGCGCACAGCGCCAGGCAAAGTAGTCGTTTCATACTGACCTCACACACAGATGCCGTTGTTGATGAGGGCCTGGCGGATCTCGTTCAGCACGTAGCGCACGCTATCGATGTCCGCCGCGGCGGCACCGGGCACGCCGTATGCGCCCTGCGGCGTCTTCCCGTTGCAACCAAAGCCGGCAGTCACGCGCAGGCCTGGCACGCCTGCTGTGAAGAACGGCGAGCCTGTCAGCACCCCGTTGTGCCCCGAGGTGAGCGCACCGACGAAGAACAGGTTGGTGGTATCGATCCCAATGCCCATGGCGTATTGGCCGGAGCGGACCATGCCGTAGTAGCCCCAGTTGGAGGCCGTGCTGCGGGTGACGCTAACCGCGCCATAGGGATCGTGCGCTTGGCCGTCCAGCGCGAAGGTGCCACCGCCGTCCACCTTGATCGCTGGCGACGTAGCCACGGACGACTTGGCATATAGCCCAACGGCGCCACCAGAGGCTTCTGCCATCACAGCCACGCCGCCGCCGTCACATACACCCCAGACGCCCTTGGCTGAATTGGAGTAGCCGTAGACGCCGCTCCCTGTGACCGAAGCCGCGAACACCCCCCAACCGCCGTAGGAGTTCACAACGATGCCGTCGGCCGGAGAGGTGTTCTTACCAATCTTGACCAGGGTGGTCCCCAAGCCATAGGACCCAGACCCAACCTGCCCCAACTCGACAAGCTTTTCGACGCCGGCTCCGATGTCCCCATAGACCCGCAGCGTGTTTCCGCCACCTTCGTTCAGCTGGATGGATCGGCCGCTGGTTGCGGTTCGGATGAGGCTGCCGGTTACCGTCACGCCCGTGATGTCGCCTGCAGTGATCGTGCCCAGGTTCGCGCTGATCGCGCTGATCTGGCCCACCTTGAGCGCACTGATGTAGGGCGAGTCCCAGGTGGTCGTGTTCGACGTTGCGTCGTAGGACCCATTGGCCTGCCACACGGTCTGGTTCGATGCATAGGCCGGCGCCGCGCTCACCCAGGTCTCGCCACCGCCCCAGGCGTTTGCTGCGGGCACGCTGCTCGCGCCGGTCGAGGTGCGCGTGCCGGTGCCCAGCGTCGTGCCGCTGGCCAGCACCGTGTAGGCCATCTTGGCCGACAAGCCGGTCGCACCTGCCGCACCTTGGCTGGTGATGGATGCCCCCGTCCAGTTGACCGTGTCTGCGGTGCTGGTGCTGTTGTTGCTGAGGTGGACCGTGGCCACCCACAACGTCCAGCCGGGCGTCGGCGCGCCGGGCGATAGCGTCCACCCCGATGGCGCTGCGCTCAACGCGCCACTGGCCCATGTATAGGTCGACGTCCCTGTGGGCCCCGCAGGGATGGTCAACGCCCACGCGTAGACCTTGGCATCGGCCGTGCGGGTCCCAGCTGGACCGTCGCCACCCGTAGGTCCGGTGGGCCCGGTCGGGCCAGTCGGGCCCTGGCTGCCCGCCTTGCTCTTGGCGATGTTGTAGACCTTGTCGACCGTCACCGATCCCACCACCGCGCGCAGGGTGGCCGACCCAGTGTCAGCGCTCATGGCGCTGACGCTGTAGACCCCGGCCGAGTTGATGCTGATGGTGACGCCAGAGGCGGCTTGCACGCTGAAGGTCACACTGGCGTCGGGCACCTCCGTGGCGCCACGCCATACCTTGAACTCGCCGCCGGTGCCGGCCCAGCTGGCCACCGTGCCGAAGGCATCCGCCGCCACGGTGGACGATTCATTGGTGAGGAAGCCGATCAGCGCGTCGGAGCCATCGCGCAGGCGCACCACGGTGACCTGGTCGCTCAGCGAGCCCTGAGTGGCCGACACCACGCAGTAGGCAGCCACGCCGAATTGGGTGTCGGTGAGCGTGCGCACGTTGCCCGTGCCGCCCAGGGTGACCGTGCCGAGGCTGGTTCCAGAGGCGTTGTACAGCGTGGCCACAAACGTGGCGGGGCTGGCCAGCGTGGGCGAGATCTTGAAGGTGATGGTCTGCGTGGCCGGGCTGGCCACGCCGGTGCCGTCGTAGGTGAAGGCCTGCGCCGTGGCGCGCAGGGAGAAGCTGCCGCTCACGGGCTCGATAAAGGCGCCGGTGATGGTGTAGGTCACCGGCGAGACATCGGCCAGGCTTTGCTGCCCGCCGCCGAACACATTGAACGAGGTGAGCTTGATGTAGACGGTGGTGCCGACCAGCGAAGCATCCAGCGGGCCGCTGCGGGCTACCGCGTTGTCCACGCGCACAAAGGCATCACCAATGGCATGAGCATCCACCGTGCTGCCGTAAGCGCCACGCGCGAGCGTGGTGAGGGTGTAGTGGTTCGCCGAGGTGAGCGTGGCTGTCTGGTAGGCCAGATATTCCGGCGATGCCCCGCCGACATAGCAGAGCGTGGCCAGGGCCGCGAGGTCTGCAGCGCTGCCGCTGTGCAGCTGCCCACCATTGACCTGCAGCTGGACATCGGCACCCACGGCTGCGGTGAGCTGCCCGAAACGGCTGCCGCCGCGCACCTCGCCGATCTGCTGGTAGTTGCTGCCGTCATAGCTGGCCCAGACCTGGCAACCGCCCCAAAGCGGGTTGGTGCCGGCGGTGGCCACCATCAGCTCCAGCCCGGTGGTGGTGAGCACGCCTGGCGCCTCGAAGATGACCGGGGTGAGCGCATTGCCGGGCGCTGCATTGAAGTCCAGCGCGTAGCCGCTGCCGGCCTGGGCGCCGTACAGGGGCGCGCTGGCATGGCCGATGGGCGCGTCCTCGGCCTCGATCTCGAAGCTGTCGGTATCCACCTCGGTGACCTTGGTGATGCGCACCGGCAGGCGGTCCAGATAAAGGTCCGCGTCCGTGAGCGTGACCAGGTCCAGCGGCTCCAACCGGGCCTTGGTCCAGGCTACCTGGAAGCTGTAGGTGTTCCAGACCGCCATCTGGCGCTGCAGTTCCATCTGCGCAACGAAGCTGGCCACCTCGGGCGTCTTGATCTCGTGCGCCTTGATGACCTCCATCACACGCTCACCAAACTGCTCGATATGAGCCAGATCCTTGGCAGGCATGACCTCGATGTTGTAGGCATTGGCGCGGTTCTGGTACTCGACGCGCACATGGTTGTACGCATCCTCATTCACGCGCGGCGTGATCTTGATGCGGGGCTCGTTGCCATCGCCGAGGAAGTCGCCCGCCACCAGGTCGTACACCGGCGTGGTGTTGGGTGTGAAGGTTGCGCCGTTCGCCGTCTTGGCTTCGTCGCCCAGCGGAATGACCTTGAGCTGCAGGGCGCTCCAGACCACATCACTGTTGGTGAGCTTGAGCCAGCTCTTCAGGGTGTCGGCCGCGGCCGTTTGCTCGAGCATGGCCGGGCTCATAAAGAGGCCGTGGCTGATGCAGTAGTTGCTGTACTCGGTGAGGTCGCCCATCTTGGCCGAAGGCCACAGGCAGCCGCGCAAGCCATCGGTCAGGAATTCGCGCACCACCACGGCCATATTGGCGTCGACGATCGAGCTGCTGAACTCGCTGGGGGTTGAGACCTCGAAGTTGTGGTTGTCCACCTGGGCCGTGCTGGTCAACTCGTAGTTGGTGGCATAGACGTAGGCGAGCCCGCTGTAGCCGATGGCTTCGGTGGAATGGTTCGCCGTCAGGTGGCTCCAGACGGGCTGGCCCAGCGTGCCGGTGGCGAGATTGAGGCCCAGCGGCGCCAGCGCTGAGGTGGCGGTACCGCTCTCCTGCACCTGGTAGGTGATGTCGACCTCCACCCCCACCCAGGCCATGCCGAAGATATAGGTGCCGGCCGTGCAGCTGTAGGCCGCGCCCTCGGGCAGCACCCCGGCGCCGTAGCCCGCCGACTCGTTTTCCACCATGGAGACCGAGGCGTTGCGCACCCAGGTCGCCGCATCGGGCACGGTGATCGCGTTGCTGCCGGCCGGCACGGTGGCGCGGTAGGTGGAGGTGCGGGTGCGCGTGGTGACGGTTTGCCCGGTGAAACGCTCCTTGCCCTTCCAGGCGCTCACGATGCCGTTCACCGGGCCCGCGCACAGCGCCATAGCCACGGCGGCCTCGTAGGTGTAGCTGGTGCGTTCCTGCTTGACGCCACCGCCACCCTTGCCGCCGCTCTCGGTGGTCTCGGTGTGTGGAATGGCCTTGAAATCGCCGTACCAGAGCAGGTTGCCGGGGATGCGCGGCCGGCCCCACAGCAGGCCCACGGTGAGGCCATAGGAGCTGGTCTGGACCTGGATGCCGCCCAGCTTGGGGTCGGCACTGCTCAGGGTGCTGCGCTTGCCGCTCATGCTGCGGGCTCCTCTTGGCGTTCAATCAGGGCGTGGAGGCGATAGCGCAGCGCTGGGCGCGCCATCAGCTCGGCTTCATCGAGCTGGCCCCACACCACCGCGCGCGCCTGGCGCAGCGCGTGAATGATGGGCGCCTGCGGACCCGTGCCCATGACGATGGCGGCATGGCTGTAGGTGCGGCCATACCTCCAGGCCACCACGTCGCCCACTTCCGGCTGACCATCGAGCTGCAGCTCGGCGTACTGCTCCAGCCAGCCTAGGTAGCGCTCTTCGCTGCGGTGCAGATGCCAGTCGGGCGTGTAGGGCCGGGGGTCCAGCTCGGCCGGGACCAGGCCCAAGGTGGCGAACACGCGCACCAGCAGCATGGCGCAGTCGACCCCGGCTCCCTTCACGTCGCCCAGGTGGTGATACGGCGTCTTGAGCCAGCTGCTGGCCTCGGCGGCGATGGCGGCGCGGATATCGGCGTGCGAATTCATGTGGCCACCTCAGGCGCGGGGATGTAGGGCTGGCCGCGGAAGCGCAGCAGGTTGGCAAACTTCGTTTGACACGTACCCTTCTCGCCATCGCAGCCGGGATAGACCGAGAAGGCATCGCCCGCTTCGAAGGGGAACGGGAATGGCAGCGCGAAGCTGAAGGTGCCGCCGGCATAGGAGCGCACAGTGCGCGAGACGCCCGCGTTTGCACCAGAAGTGAAGCGGAGCACCCCTTGCTCGAAGTAGCCTGCCGCCTCAGTGCGATCGCTCGTGAAGGCGCTGGGGCCCGTGAAGGCGGCGCCCGTGCACGTACCGGTGACGGTGTAGACGGCCCTGCTCTTGCCGCAGCCCGCGTCGTACAGCGTGTTCAGGCAGGTGGCCTGGAACACATCGCGCGGCATCATGATCAGCAAGCGCTCCAGCTCGCTCTTGACCTGCAGGGTGATGGTAGTGGCGTCGAAGCCGGTGGGCGAGCCGCTGCCCTGGAATTTGGGCATCACGCCCTTGAAGGCGAGCTGCTCGTCGAAGTAGGCCCATTCCAGCAGCACGGTGCAGCCGCGCAGCCCTCCCAGGCGCGCAAGGCGCAGCAGCGGTACACCGCCGATCAGGTCGGCCGGGCGCGGCGTGATGTCGAGCTGCAGCTCGTCCACCTGGATGCCCGACATGATGCTGAGCTTGTTGCGCTCAACGAAGGGTCCGCAGGCGAAGCTGCGGCCATCGGGCAGGGTGACGGGCGTGGTGGAGCCGCACCAGCGCAGAACCGTGCCGCTGGTCAGCGTGAGGGTGTAGAGATCGATACGGATGCACTTGATGGCCGTATCCATCCAGGCCGCGAGCTCGGGTGTGGTGTTGATCATGGGTGGAAGGTCTCGAACTCGACTTGCTTGGCCACATAAAGCAGGCGCATGAATTCCTCGAATTCCTGCTCGTGTTTGGTGAAGGCGCAGCGCCAGTAAAAAAGCCCCGTCCAGGTGAGCACGGCGCCGGCGGCTGGGGCGGTGCCGAAGGTGACCAGGCCGGTGCTGCTGATGGTGACGGTCTGCGTGGTGCCGTCCTTCTTGACGACGGCGGCGCCGTTGAGGGCATAGACCGGCTCGATGAAGCCGCCCTGCTGACGCACGAGCTGGAACTGCGTGGCGATGCCGTTGCCGATACCGAAGATCTGGTCTTCTGCCGCGCGATCGTCACGGTCATCGAACAGGAAGTCATCGAGCGCGCCGCGGCGCGCGCGGAAGAAGCCGCTCAACGCATCGAGATCGGCCTTGCGCAGGAAGCTGTACGCGATCTTGATGAGGTAGGTGGGGTAGAGCTGCTGCGACAACGCATAGCGCCGGCCGTTGGCACGCTTGACGGTGGTGGCCGTGCGGATCACCTTGACGCGCGGCCAGGCCTGGCCTGCCAGCACCGGATAGATTGCATCTGACATGGCAGACCCTTAGAGCTTGAAATTGCGCCGCGCGCGCTTGAATGCAGCCACCAGCTCGTCGTCGCTGATGATGGAGTAGCCGCCGGGCAGGCGCGTGGCGTTGAGCGTCACGGCCAGCTCGCCGCCACCAATGGATTGCCCCGATGCCGCCATGTCGCCCAGCATGCGGATCGTGTCGGCATGCTTGGCCGGCAAGATCATTTCGCGTGCATGCGTTTGCACCATGGGGTTCATGCCCGCTGGGATGTCGAACCCCTGCTCGGCACTGAAGATGTGCTTGGCAAACGCGATCACGCCGGCCAGCGCGACGCCGGCAGCCACTGGCGCCAGGACGGGGCCGACATAGGGAATCCCGGCGATCGCAGCGTAGGCGCCGGCCGCTGCCTCGTAGGCCTTCATGCCGATGGTCTTGAGCGAGGCCGCGCCCTGGATGGCGGTACTTTCCGCCGCCACCACCGCTTCTGCAGCGACGCGCTGCTTGCCGAACACCCAGGTCATCAGCACCATGCGCGCCTGCCCGACCAACCAGCCCGCGATAGGCTTGGTGACCAGCTCGGTGAGCATGATGCTGCCGATCTGCTGCGCCACGCTGCGCAGCCCGCCCAGCGTGACCTTCATATTCGCCACCATGCTGTTCAAGCCCTGTTCGATGGCCTGTTGGCTGGCACCGAAGATGGATTCAAAGGGCTTGGCCTGCTCGACGGTCTGCTTGCCATCGTTCTCGCTCTTGAGGCCACGGTACTTGCGGCGGATCGCCAGCAGCTCCGCCTCCAGCTTCTCCAGCGCGACCGGGTCTGCGTTGGGGTTGCCCTTCATGGCGTCGATCTCGCCCTGCTTGGCCTGCTCCTCGATCTGGCGGCGCATCTCCAGCGCCTGGCGCTGGATCTGCAGCAGCTGCATCTGGGTGATGGTGCCCAGCTCGCGCTCCAGCTCGCTGGCCCGCTCCATCGCGGCGATGTCTTCGAGCTGGTCCTCGCGCGAGACCTGGCGGCGGATGTTGTCGATCTCGCGCAGCGATTCGTGGTGCGCGCGGTAGATGCCCTGCATGCGCTTCAAGGCGTCCTGGTATTCCTTGCTGTCGCTGCCATAGCGCTGGCGCATGCGGTCGGCATACAGCTCGGCCAGCAGTTCCTGCTCGACGAAGTTGCCCTTGGCCGCGTCGATGCGCGTGAGCAGCTCGGCCTGTTCAGCCGCGAAATCCTCTTTGCGCAGATCAAGCACCAGGGCGTAGTACTTCTTCTGCACGGCGAAGCGCTGCTTGTCGGCGGCGCTGAGCGTGCCGAGGATCTCCTGCCAGTAGGCCGCCTCGCGCTCCTTGCCAAACTGGTAGAACGTGCCCTGCTCGGCCTGCATGCGTTCGTGAGCAACCTTTTGGCGATCCAGCTCGGCCTCCCAGCCCTGCATGCGCTGGTCGCCCTCAGGCGTGGCCCTGAACTTCTTGCCCTGCTCGTCCTTGGGCGCAGTGGGCGTGGGGGCGGCGAACAGCTGGACGATACGGTCGCGGGTTTCCTCGCTACTCTCGACCATGCTCTTCCAGGCAGCGTCCCAACGCTGGCCGATGCGATCGGGCCAGCTCATCATCACATCGGCCGCGCCCTTGAAGTCGCCAGTGACCACCTTGTAGAGGCCCTCAGCCAGGGTACGCAGCGGCTCGGCGATCGAGTAGACGAACGAGTCCAGGATCTCCCACACGATGGCCACGGCGTTCTTCAGGCCCCAGAAGACGGACACCAAGCCTCCGATGGAACCCTTGATGACGAGCACCGCCGTGGGCCCCACCGCCGAGAACCATTCCGCCAGCTTGGTGAAGACCGGCATCACGGCATCGCCGATGGCCTTCTGCACCGCCAGCATTACGTCGCCTACGTCATTCATGGCGGCGCGGTAGCGCTTGTTGGCCTCGACGTTCTCGACGCCCACCACCAGCCCAAGCTCCTGCTGCTTGATGCGAGCATCCTCCAGCACCTGGTTGTTGAGCTTGAGCAGACCTCCCAGCTCCTCGGCGCCTTTGCCGAAGGCCGTTTGCATGGCCATGGTGCGGTCGGTGCCCTCGGCATAGGTGCGCACCACCTTGAACGAGTCCATCAGCAGCTCGTTCATGTTGCGGAAGTTGCCGTTGGCATCGCGCGTCTTGATGCCCATGCCTACCAGCGCATCCTCGTTGGTGCGCAGCTGCTTGGCCAGCTTGGAGGCCGCGCTGGTCATCGCGTCGGAGTTGCTGTAGATATCGCCAAGCGCCACATTCAAGGCCGAGGCCTCGGTGGTGTTGATGCCCAGCGCCTTGGCAAGGCTGTTGGCTTCCTTGGTGAAGCCGGAGGTGGCCTGCACGGATTCCTTGAGTACCGCGCCGCCGGCCAGCAGCGCGGCCCAGGCCGCGAAGCGCTTGGTGACCGCGCCGATCGCGCCCTCGACCTTGCCCAGGTCGCCCGCCACCTGGCCATGCATGGCCGAGACGCTGGACGCGATGCCGCTGAACGAGGACTTGACCGTGGCGCTGGCCGCCGCGACGCGCGCGGCGAACGAGTCGACCTCGGCCTTGGCCTGGCCGGCATTCGCAACGATGTCAACCTTGGCTTGCTGGTCGGACATGGAAGGTTGCTTTCAGTGGACGGTGCCGCCCGCGGCGGCAAAGTTGGCGATGAACTCGGCGATCGCCGCCGACTCGTTGGCGGGCTTGAGCGGCTCTCGTTCTTCAGGGCTCTCGATGCCCAGGTAGGCCTGCACCATCTGCTGCAGAGGTGGAGAGCGCCGCCACTGCCGCTGGAGCGCGGCGTAGCGGTGCAGGTCCATGTGATGCTCGACGTACTCGAACGTCCAGCCGGTGCGGTCGATCACTTCCGCGATCGCCGCTTGCCAGTCGAAGCACCAGATTGGCTCTCCACCCTGCTCTCCCCCGGCGGTGCCGAGGGGACGCTGTTGGTCATCAAGCGCTGGAAAATCTCCGGAGCGGTGTCCCAGTCCAGCTCGTCGACCAGCAACTGGCGTGGCATCTCGGGATAGTTGCGAAGCAGCGCCGAGTGAATGACATCGACGAAGGCGTTCTGCAGCTGCACAGGATCGGTGAAGCTACCCTCGGCGATCTGCTGCATGCGGTGCTTCGAGTTCTCGAAGCCGCCGAAGCTGAGCTTAGGCATGAGGTAATCGACCCCGCCCAGCGTGACGGGGATGCCCTTGAAGGGCACAGCGGCGGCGCTCATTGGAATGAGGTCATGGAGATCTCGCCCAGCGCGCCGAGCGAATCGACCTGGGCGGCGAACGCGAAGTCGGGCATGGAGAAATCTTCGTTCTTGAAGGCGAAGCCCAGGCTTTCGGAGACCAGCGAGTTGAAGATCACCGTCATGGTCTGGCTCTGGAACTTGTTGACGAAGATGCCGCGGAAGGTGGGCGCTTCGCCGGCCAGCTGATTCTTGATCTGCAGGGTGCTGGCGCCAGCCGCAGTGGTCTTGTAGAGGTAGCTGAACTTCAGGACGTTCGCGTTTTCCGTGGCGTTGAAGGTGTACACCCCGGTGCTCTCGTTGACCGAGTACTGGAGCGCCGCGGGGGCCGCGGCGACGCGGGTATAGGCCGCACCGGTGACGCTGTTCTGGACGCCCAGGTCCTCGACGAAGTTGGCGGCATTGGCCACGGTTACCGCGGCAGTGGCAACGGTGCCCAGCTCATCCAGCGCCAGCAGCTTGGCCTGGGCCAGGATATTGGCGGCCGGCTGTGCGAAGAACACCTCGTTCAGCAGCTTGCCGTTGAAGCGGCCGGACTTAGCCTTGCCGCTGATGGACTTGGTGCCGGCGCCCACGGCCTCGGCAAACTGGTTCTCGCCCGTGAGGCTTTTATTGCTGGCCTTGAAGTCGAAGCTGACTTCCTGCAGCGTGGCCACCTGCACAGGGGTGGAGTTGGCGGCGCTGTTCTTGACGAACAGGGCGCCGCTATGGAATGCGATTTGTCCGCGACCGGCCATGATGGGCTCCTGAAAGTAGAAAGCCCCGTCAGGCGGGGCTCGAAGGGTGGGTGATAGAGCAGTGTTGCTGAGCTACTGGGACCAGACCTGCAGGGTGCGCTCGTGCACCAGCACGGTGGCCTCGAAGGTGAGCTCGAAGACGCCGGCCGTACCATCAGCGCCGGCCTTGCGCGGCCGGCTGCTGACGAAGGAGAGCCGAAGCGCCAGGCCGCCGAGCGAGGGATCGAGCATCAGTGCGGCGTTGGCGTCTCTGATGACAGGATCGGCCAGCGCGGTCTGCGGGTCGCCTCGGGTGTGCACGGCCAGCGTGAACTGGTAGCGCACCTTGAGGATGTCCCACTCGCCATCGGAGCCATAGACCTCGGCCCGGCTGTCGCCTGGGTTGAGGTTCAGCGCCGGGCAGTCCTCGCGCTCAAGGGGTGCGGTGCGCTCAACGAAGACGCGCTGCGCCGGCACGCTGGGCAGGGCCTGCTGCGAAGCCAGCGCGGCCTGCAGGATCTGATGATGGAAGGTGGCCATGCGCTACCTCTTCAGACCAGCTCGAGCTGGCAGCGGCTGAAATAGCCATCGCCCTGGACCTGCGCCGGCTGCCGAGCCCGGTAAAGCACCAGGCCGACCTGGATAGGGTCGTGGTGCTTGACCGGCGGCACGGCGGCCGTCTCGTACTCGATCTGGTACTCGGCGCTGATGGCCTCGTCGCCGAGCACGAGCTGCTCGGGGCGGACCCACTGCACATCGAAGGGCACGGGCGATGCCGAGGCCGGGGCATAGACCGCCGACTCCAGCATGCCCGCGCTCTTGCAGGCAGCGAACAGCACCTCATGGGGGAAACGCATGGCCAACCCCTGCGCGATCAGAACGCGGCGTTCAAGCGCACGCGGGCGGTGGTATCGCCGTTGGCCTTGGCCTTGGTGATCACACCGACCTTGGTGTTGCCCGCCGACGTGGTGGTGATGCGCTTGGCGGCGTTATCCCAGTAGGCGGCCACCAGCACGGTGCCGCTGGCGACATCCGTGGACAGCGCGGTGATGTCGAAGACACCCTCGGTCTGCAGCTCGGCGTCCACGGCACCGTTGAGGTAGGCGCCGCAGGCAATGCCGAACAGGATGCCGACCAGGCAGCCGTCGCCAGGGCTCAGCGCGTAAGGGGCGGTCACCGTGACGGTGCAACCGGGTTGAACGAAGTTCTTCATGGCACAGGTCCTTTCGGTATGGTGTGCTGGATCTGGATGGAAAGCGGCCCGCCGGGCGATGCCTGGCGGGCCTGTTGGCGGCCGCGGCGCGCTGGTTTAGACGCCCGGGTTCTTGAACAGACCGCGGTAGTCGATCGCCTTGGTGGCGAAGTCCAGGCGCGCCTTGACTTCCAGGCCATCGACATCGAAGCCCATGCGCTGCTCGGTGTAGAGGCCCTCGTCGCCATCGAGGTAGGCGTACTCGACCGTGTCGATCTGGCTCGGGTCAGCGGCCATGAACCATTCCAGCGGATTGCTGGCATCCAGGCGAGGCTCGACGATGATCTCGTAGGCGTTGTTGAACACGTTGGTATCGGCCGACTTCGTGGCGATCACCACCGCCTGGAAGTTCTTCTGCGCCTCGGTCTCGCGCGTGGCGCCGACGATCACGTACTTGGCCACCAGGTTGAGCGGGGAGCCGTTGCCGCTCGGGTCCTTCTGCAGGCGCATGGCCTTGCGCGCTTCGTTCAGCGTGGTCTCGCCGATGACGCCGGCCGTGCCCAGGTTGCCATGGGTGGCGTGGAACAAGGCGACGCTATCGCTCATGGCCGCGTTCGCCTTGAGGATGCTGTAGACCGTGTCGCTCTCGAAGTCGGCGGCGGCGCGGCCGTACATGGCGGGGATGCGGCTCAGGAAGTCCAGGTCATCGTTGATGACGGCCTGGCGGGTCACACCCACCACCTTGCCATAGGTGGCGAGCTGGATGGTCTCGCCGCCATCCACCAGCTTGCCGCGCTTGAACTCGCCGAACTCGTTGACCTTCTCCAGCGTCAGGTTGCCGGCCACAGCCACACGGGTGGCGGCGCGGAAGTCGCTCAGGGTGCCACGGCGTGCCCAGGCCTTGAAGGTCTGGGGCGCGCTCTGGTAGGCCTGGCGCAAGGTGCGGTTGACGGTGCTGGCCAGGGCGATGCTGAAGTCGCTGGTGCCGTGCATCGAGCGGAAGCCCATGGCATCGCTGTTGCCCATGGCCACGCTGACGATCTCGTTGCGGCCCATGCCGTCGGTGTTCAGGCCTTGCAGTTCCAGGCTGCGGCGGGCCAGCTCGAAGAGCGTCATGCCACGGAAGCGCCGCGCGGTCTCGGGCAACTGGTTGGTGCCGGGGTTGGCACGGTGCGCGACAGCGGCGCCCATGTCCACGCGGCGCTGCTCCTGCTCGTCCTGCGTGGTCTGCAGGCCGGCAGCGCCGCGCGTCGGGCCGCTGGCGTTGCTGCCGCTTTCCAGCTTGGCAAACATCTCGGCACGCGCCTGGTCCAGCGTGAGGCCGCGGGACAGCATGCTCTCGACATCGGCTTCGGTGACCAGCTCGCCATGGGCGGTGCGGCGGAAGCTGGCCACCGCCGAGCGGATGGCCGCAGAGCGCGTGCGCTCGTCGGCCAGGATCTGCTCGGGAGAGCGCGTCTCGGCGCCGGTGGCCGGCGCGGCGGCCGGTGCCGGCACGGCCGGCGCGGGGTTTGCGCCTGCGACGGGGTCAGCCGCTGCGCCTCGGGTGTTGTTCGGCATGGAGATCTCCTTTGGAGGGTTGGAATCAACAGCGGCTGCTGTTGCGGGTTGGGAAACTTCGGAGGCCGGGGTACCGCTGCGAGTGATGAACTCGCAGGGGAAGGTGCGGCCACCCACTGCCAGGGACGCCTGGGCGAGCAGTTCCTCGGCGTCCGGGCGCTCACCCGTTTCGCCGAGTGCGCGCACGCCGGCAAACGGGTCGGCGCCGATCGGCACCAGGGAGTTTTCGCAGGGCTCCCAGTCGATGGCGCGCCAGATCGGCAAGCCACCTTCCTGGTCGGGGTCGGTCTTCTCGTAGCGGTGCACGATGTAGCCGGTCGAGATGTTGCGGATGATTTTGTTGACCACGTCGCGCCAGTAGGCGTTGACGACTTCGTCGCGATCACTGAAGCGCGCGACCGCGCGCCCTTCCCCCGACTTGAGCCAGGCGTCCTCGTGGACACCCAGCACGCTGGACAGGTCCCACTGCTGATGCGAGTTGAGCAGCGGTGCGCCTGCCTTGAGGCGATCGAGGCGGACATGCGCGGGATCGAGCGACAGTTCCTCAAGGTAGTAGGACCACGTGGCCCAGTCGAAGCGCTTGACGCGAGCACCAGAGGTCCAGACAAACTCGAAGGTGCGCTCGGTCTCGTTGACCGAGGTGACCGGCACGCTGCGGGTCTGCAGGGGCATGCTGCGCACTTCGGTGCGGAGGGCGGGAAGTGTTGCTTGGGGCATGGTGAGCTCCGGAAATGAAAATGCCCGCTTCGAGCGGGCCAATAGCTACGGCGGCAGCGGCTGATCAAGGTGGCACGTGCCACGGCTTTCGCCACCGCAATTCGGTTTTGCTTGGGCACTTGATTCGGCGGATCGTCCCGCCGCTCAGGAACGCTTGCCCGCTGGGCGCTGCTGGGTTGTGAGTCATCGTCACAGGCTGCAGGTTGCCGATGTCCAGCAGGCCCCAGGTAGCACCCTCATCGGTGCTGAACAGCACGCCGGAATAGCGACTGGACAAATTCCCGTTGCCGAAAATGACGCCATCGGCAGAGCGCCAGAGATCGAACACGTAGGTGCCGAATCGCTGCCCGAAGTCCAGGGACATATTGCAGGCCTGGCAGGCCAGCGGCAGCGTGGGGTGGAGCGCATCGATGCCGCTCGGATCGTTGTCCTTGCCCACCAGCACGGTGCCACCGGGGGTGTCTATAAAGCTGGTGCTGCCGTTGCCGAATTGGCCGTAGTCTGTAGCCACAGCGCCCGCAGCATCGAGCCTCAGTACCTTGCCGGCCACCCCGGCCCACCTCAAGTTAGCGTCGCCCGCGCTGTAGTCCCCGCAGGCCACATAGGCCCGATCGGCTCGGTCAACGTAGACGGCGTGGATGTGGCGCGTCCCGTCGCGCAGGCCCGCGCCCGTGGGCTTTGGCGCGCTGTACCACTTGCTAAAGACTTCGCCGGTGGCATCACTGCGCCAGACGTTGACGGCCGGGTATTCGTCAGGGATCGAGCCGTAGTCGGCCGGCCAGGTCGGGCCATTGGCGCCGGCCGATTTGAGAACGCTGTACTCGTTGACGTAGATGCGCCCAGCCGAGTCCTCACCGAGGTGCCAGAATGCCCCCGCCTCACCAGTGCAGACCTTGCGCCAGGTCAGGCCGTCATCGCTGCTCTTCCACAGCTCGGCGAACAGGAACTTGCCGCCGACCGCCTGGCCATAGGTTGACCAGAGGCAGTCGGTCGTACCGCCGCCCATGTAGATATGGCCACGGCTGTCGACGAACGCGCCGCGCATCACCACGCCTACGGTGGCCACGGTCATCGTGGCACGCAGGGTCCAGCTGGCGCCCGCATCGGTGCTCCTGTAGAGGCGCGGATTCCCATCCTGGGCCGTGGCCAGGATCAGGGCGCCACTGTTGGTCTCCTGCACGATGCCGCCACGCTGGCTGCCGCTGATGATGGTCGGCACAACCTCGACGTGATCCCGGTAGTCAATGACTCTTGGCATCAGGTTCGCCCCGGGCTGTACTCGCCATCGCGCAACGCAATCCAGACGACGCGCTGTCCGGCGCCGGCAACGGCAACGGACGCGCCGAGGCTGAACCCGGTGCTGCTGAGGCTGACGATGGCGGCGGCGTCGGTCGCGGCCGCCGTGACAGGGATGGATGCGACGCCGTTTGCAGCCATGCCGGCCGTCAGGATCATGAGCGGCTGCGCGGCGTCGATGTTCTTGACCAGCACCGCGGTGGGCTCGAAGCCTACGTCGATGCTGGCGGCCCCGCCATCGCTGGTGAACATGCCGACCTTGACCGCCCCGGGGATCTCGCGCAGCGCCCACCAATCGACATAGTCGCCCGCCGGGCTGGTGGTTGGGCTGTTGCCGATGCTGAACCCATCGGACAGCAGGGCGGTCACCAAGGTCGCGCCAGTAGCGCCCGCGAAGCCGTTCGCCAAGCCAGCTGGATGCGCGCTGGTGGTGAAACAGCCACCATTGCCATCCGTCGCCCGATGCAGCCAGAGCACATCGGGCCGGAATGGGCACCCTTCCATACCCTGCAGATTACGAGCAGCGCTGGCGGCCTGGTAGTACCGCCCTGCCGCGAAGTGCTTGCTGCCGCGCAGTGCCTTGATGGCCAGATACGCATACAACGCGCCGGCCTGCGATTGGCCGGAGCCGACGTAGATGCCGTCCCGCGTCAGATCGGTCAGTTGGTTGGGCTTGGCAGCAAAGCCACCGCCGGGCGAGTTGGCGAGGTTGCGCCGCATGCTCCGCCACATGGTGTAAGCAACCGTCGCTGTGCCATTGATGCGCTTGGTGAGCGCAAGATCGGGGCCGCCACCGACGGGCGCGATCTCGCGAGCCGAGCCATTCCCGGCGTACGTCCCGCTTTCGATTTTGACGGTGAACGACATGACTATTTGCCCGTGACACCAACGACCTGATCGGCGGCCGACGTCACGATCGTGCAGCCGGTGGCGCAGTCGAAGCCGAGTTCATGGGAGCCTGCGGGGTACCCAATGGGAAGCACCGCGAGCACCAGCCCAGCGGCCGACGTGTTGTCGTAGACGGTGAGCGTGCCGATCAGTGCGGCCGGCAATACAAGGCGCTTGAGGACACCGCGGCCAGCAAACAAGACGGTGGTAGCGGCGGCGGTGCTTCGCTGGGGCGTACCGCTATCGCTGATCCGCTGGGTATCGGCGGCGATATCCTCGCCGGCCTTGACGTTCAGTTCTTTCACCGGGACGCCTGCGCGCACCAGTTCGGGCGAGGGCCCACCAGGATTGAAAAACATAGTCAGGCGTCCTTGGTAGTTGCATCCAGCGCCAGCACCTCGGCGGGTGCCAGCTTCAGGTCTGTGACCGTCGCATCGGTGTCGAACACAAGATTCATCAGCGCCAGCATGTCGCGCTCGGTCTTGATCTCGGCGAACACGGTCTCGGGGTCCATGCCGCGCTCGCGCAGCGCCTCGCTGAGACTCTTCAGGCCAGCACGGATCTCCTCCTTGTCGGCCATGGTGTCCTTGAGCGGATCGACCATGGCCTTGCGCGGCGTGGTGATGCGGTCGGGCTTGGCGCCGACCTTGACGCCGTTGAGCTGGGCGGCCTCACGCCACCAGCGGCGGATCGGGCGGATGAACATCGGGATGAACGTGAGCCACTGCTCCGCATCGACGATGTCATAGAACTCGCGCAGTGCCGCGCGGTGGCTGGTGTAGCTGCTGCGCGATGTGTCGCCCGTGAGCTGGTGGTAGGTGACCTCGGCGCCGGCTGCGATGGCGTGAAGCTGGGTGGCGGTGTACTCGCCGTAGCCCCCCACCGCGGCCGGGGTGCCGAAGGCAACGCTCTCGCCCTGGGTGAGGTACTTGATCAGGCCGGGGCTGACTTTCTCGATGGTGCGGTTGGGCGCGGTGGCTGTGGCGCCCTGCTCTTTGGTGAGATCGCCCAGCGACATGCGCGGCTGGTCGGTGGTGACGAAGGCGGTGAAGCAGGCCTCGATTTTCTTGCGCACCAGCTCGGCCTCTTCGTAGGCATCCAGATCGCGCAGGCGCATCAGGCTGACGGCCAGCGCGGGCACGCCGCGCACCTGGCTGATGCGGTCCTTGCGATAGAGGTGGATGACCTCGCTGGCCGGCACGAACTTGCTCTGCAGGCTCTTGCGGATCACGGCTACCTCGCCCGGGTGCTCCGGGAACAACCAGTAGCCGGTGCGCTGCCCGAGCAGGTTGTACTGGACGCCCATGATGATGACGTCGCCAGTGGCTGAGTCGACGCCAGTCTTGAGGTGGTCGAGATGGTCCGGCTCCAGCAGCTGGATCTGCATGGGCACGGCCAAGCCGTCTTGCGGCTTGCGCCAGCGGCGACGCAAGAGGACCTCTCCGCTTTCCTTCCAGGTGAGCGCGGCCAGGCGCTGGATGCCGCCGAAGTCGAGCTGCCCATCGGCGTCGCAATCGTCTGCCGTCCACGAGGCCCACAAGGTGCGCTCGCTCTTCAGCTCGGGGATGACCGTGATGCCCGTGCTGCCAACGATCTTGGTGGCCAGCGTGTGCACGGCCTTCTTGGCGTACTCGTTGTCGCGCACCATCTGGCGGGCGCGGTTTCTGACCAGGCCGATGCCTTGGATGATCTCCGCGTTGGCGCTGCCGCCACCGGCCTGCCAGCCAGCGGTGCGCCGGCCCGTGGTGGCTGCTTCATACTTGCGGATGACGCTGAGCTGCAGACGCGCTTGCTCCCGCCGCACTGCCGCATGGGGCGCCAGGATCTCGATGGCACGGTCGATGAAGTTCACGGGTGCTGCCTTGGGTTAGCTCGGGTCATACGACGCGAAGGTGGTGCCGCCACGCTCGACGCCGCCCACCGTGGGCGGGGCCAACTGGCCGCTGGCGATCAACTCGCTTTCGATGTGCTTCTTGGCCTGCATCAGCTCGCTCATCGAGCGGTACTGCACGCGCTTGCCGTCGTACTGGACGATCAGCTGGCCCATGGCGATGGCGTCGCTGATCGCCTGGTATTGGGTGAGGGTGAAGGCCATATCGGTCAGTCGTTGAGCCAGTTGTCGGTGTTGCCCAGCCAATCGTCTGGCGCTGGGGCTGGCGAGGGAGCAGGAACGGGAACAGGCGCCGGGGCCGGCGTCGGAGCAGGCGCCGTCGCCTCCGAGCCCGGTGCAGCATCGGCGTCGGCGGCAGCAGCAGGCGTTTCAGCGCGTGCAGACATTTGCACTGTCTCCTCAGCGGGTGCAACGGCGCCGGTGAACAGGTCTCCGTTCACGGGCTCCAGGTACTGTTCGATGGCGTCCCAGTCGGCCGAGACCATCTTGTCGACACGCACCGCCGGATGGCAGGCCGCCGCATGGCTGTAGACCAAGAGATCGAGCGCTTCGTTGCGCTCGCGGATCTTTTCCCACAGCCCCGTCTGTTCGTTGAAATACTCGGCCGTGAGTTCCCGGAAGAAGTCATGGCCCAGTTGCTTGCTCAAGCGCACCATGCGCCTAGTCGGGTCCTTGAGGCACTGCTCGTCGGCCCAGTCCATCAGGCGCTGGAACAGGGCCTCCTTGATGGTGTCGGTGCCAACCATCCAGAGCGCCAGGCCGTGCCGCGCCGTGTCGCCCTTCGAGTTCTTGCTTTCCTTGCGGCTGGGCTTGCCCAGCGGCACCTGCTTGCGCAGCGAGCTGCCCTTGACGGCGATGACGCTGTCGTACTGCATCTGCCGGCAGTACTTGTAGACGCGCTGCGTGCTGGCGCCGCCGGTGTCGATCGCGGTCATAGCGATGCGCAGCGGGATGCCGAAGGCGTTCTGAAAGGTCTGGTGCCGCAGCTTGGTCAGCTCGCTCCAGGCGTCATCACCCTCCGGGTTGTGCCAGATCTTCACCCGGTCAATGACGATGCTGCGTTCGTTGCGCCCCCATGCCCGCACCAAGAAGTCAAGGTGGTCCTTCTGCGTATCCACCGAAGCCGTGAGCACAAAGTAGCCGCGGGGCACCTTGCGCAGCGGGTAGTTCTCGGCCTGGTCCTCGATGTCGGCCTCGCTCATGCGATCGGCATGGTCATCGAAGGGCAGGCCCAGGATCAGATTCCAGAACGTGATCAGCTTGCTGCGATCGCGGCAGGCCTTGATCCATTCGTCGGCGATCTTGGCCCAGGATCTGCCCAGCCCGATCGGCGTGTAGAGCGCGTTCCAGTGATAGCTCAGGTGGTCCGTGATCCAAGGCCGCTCATGCACCCAGCGCGCCTGGCCGCCCATGGGGATGTCGGCCAGCATCTCGGGCTTGTGATGCTCCTCGATGGCCTCGCCACAGTCGGGGCCCTGGCACATGTAGACCGCGGTCTCGGTCAGGTGCCGCTTGATTCCCTTCTCGTCGATGGTCTTCTGCCACCGCAGGTGCTGGAACAGCAGTTCCTGCAGGTGGCCACAATGCGGGCAAGGAACGTGGTAGCGCCCTCGGCTGCCCGCCTGGTACTGCCGCCAGATCTCAGACCCGCCTACCGCCTCTTCGTCATCGATCGGCAGCTTGATGGGCGTGCTGCCGTAGTAGTGCTTGTGCCGCGGGTAAGTCACCGAGCGCTGCTCGGCCTGCTTGACCGGGCTGCCCTGGCCCTTGATGTCGACCTGGAACTTGTCGACCTCGTCCAGCCCGACCTTCTTGATGGGCGTGCTGGCCAGTGCCGACGGACTGCCCGCGCCGGCCAGCATCAGGAAGCCGCCTGGGAACGTGATGTCCAGCAGCGTCACGGTCGCCTTGAGCCTCAAGGACTCGCATTCCGTGATCATCGGCGCGATGCGCTTCTTGTTGTAGCGCTCCGCAGCGATCACATCCGGCTGCACCAACAGCATCGAGGCCGGCGCCACATCCATGGTGTAGCCGGCCCAGTTGTTCAGGATCTCGCTCTTGCCGTTCTGCGAGCAGGCCATCGCGGTGACCTGGCTGCATGGGTGATGGTCGCTCAGCGCATCCATCGGCTCACGCAGGAGCGGATTGCGCGAGGTCCGCCACTGCCCGCCTTCAGACGATTCCTCAGGCAGGACACGGTTTGCATCCGCCCACTGGCTAACCGTCAGGCGAGGCGGCAAACGCCAGCCGATTGCCGCCGCTTCCATCACGGCGGCATAGCCATCCCGCAGGTTCACTGCGCCGCCCCGTCTCTCGCCGCAGCTTCGCACCTGGCGGCCAGCTTCTCCAGCAGCCGTTCGCACTCGGCCTCGATCAGGTCGTAGACCTTGCGGGCATCGGTGATCGGCGCGACCAGTGGTGCCAGGCGATCACGAAACATCATGATCTCCGTACGCGCCGAGGTCACCACATCGGCAATCGCCCTCAGCGTCGACTCGCCATCGAGCGCCCTGCCCTGGGCCTTGGCCAGCTCGATCTGCGCCAGCTGTGCCTGCGCCTGCTCACGCAGCGTGCGTGCATCGTGGTAGTGGTTCGGCGCCTTGGGTGCCGCTGCCGCTGCTGCTGCCGCCGCCTCGATCGGCAGTTGCTCAGGTTCAGCAGCTGCTCCCTTTCCCCCTTGCGGCTCGGGCACGCCGGTCGCGGTTCCAGCGAAGTCTCTCCCCTCACGATGCGCCGCCCATCGCTCACGCACGCCGGCCTTGCTGGGGTCGGCAGACACATCGAGCAAACGAAGCGAGGCCTCGACGTTGACCTGCTTGCCGTCCTCGCTCAGCACCAGCCGCTTGTCTTTCACCAGCTGGCTGATGTACGGCCGCGAGCATCCGTAGATCTGCGCGAACTGAGCCTTGCTGACATAGCCGTCCATGCTGATCCGCGCCGGTTGGTTAAGTTAACACCCCCTGTTAAGTGCCTGTTGTTAAGTAACTTCACAGCCTTAAAGGCGGCAAATCCCCGTGGCCCGAATTACCCACGGGGGCCGGGCCCCTGGGAAGGACCCGTGAAAATTCCGATGGTCTGAGCAGAGGTCGCCCGCACCTCAGCGGCCGGCGCGCCTGGCGTCGGCCATCGCCCTGCGCCATGCGATGCCCCAGTTTGTTTCGAGGCGATCAGCGATCACGCGCCGCCCGATCTCCTCGATCGGCAGACGCACGCGATAGCTGGTGGACTTGATGAAGATGAACACGGGCGTCACGTTGCGCCCCATGAACTCCCGCTGATACACACCAGCTGGAGCCTTGCCCGTGCTGCCAGGCTTGATGACGAAGAAGCGCCCGCCCGCCCGGCGCTGCGCGTTGATCTCACTACGGGCGTCGTGGGACATGTTCCGTGTGTAGCCAGCTGTCATCGTGATCCGCAGCTGCGACAGCACCTGGATGATCTGGCCCCGGTCCACGTTGCCGTATTGATCGAGTCTTGCCCCGGCGCCAGGCACAACGCTCCAACCGGCAGGCAGATGCCCAGCTGCCCGCAGCGCTGTCTCCAGCGCCTTGGACTTCCGAGGCCCGCCGCCCACCTGAGGCCCGAGGTAGTTGCGGGCATCCCACTTGAAGCCGACCGTCGCCACCAGGCGCTTCTTGGTTGCGGGCCTCAACTCGAAGCCCTTGGTGGTGTACGGCGTGGGCCGATCGAACACAGCCGGCAGCTCTTGCTCAATGCGCGACTTCACATCCTTGCCGGTCAAGGTCAAGGTCAGCGCCGCCGCAAAGGGCACTTGATCAGCGGCCACCACCTTCGCCCAGCGCGTGAGGTTGTCCAGATCTGACTTGACGCTGATCTCTGGAAACATGGCTTGGGTGGGGCTGAAATGCGAGCGCCCTGCCGGGGTGAACCGCAGGGCGCTTCGATCTGGTCACAACTTCACTAGCGTGCCTGAAATGTAGCCATTTACTCTATTGCGTAAAACTCCCCCGGCGCTTCCTCTTGGGCTTTTCTGGCAGGGCCGGCGCCACAGGCCGAGCCGCCTGCTGCAGCGCCTCGACGCGTTGCCGGTGGTCCCGCGCTGCCCGGGCCTTTGCGCTCAGCCACGATGCCAGCAGGTAGTGCGCTTGGTCGACGCGTGCAAACAGCGTGGACTCGGCACAGCACAGCCGCTTTGCCTTCTCCCTGGTGGGCCCGGCCGCCAGGTACACCACCTCCACGGTCGCACGCAAGTGCGACTCCAGCGCCATGACGCCCTGATCGGTCTCCTCGGCCTCGACGTCAAGCGTTGGAATTCGAGCCTCGGCATAGCCATCCCGCCCAGCGTTGGCCAGCGTCAGGTCCACGCTGGAATAGCCGAGACCGCCACCGCTGCCGCCCAATCGCCACCTGGCCCAGTTCAACAGCCGCCGTTCAATGTCGTCGATGCGAGCCATCTAACTTTCCTTCCTCTTCTTCTTCCGAGTGAAAACAAGAACATGCATAGAGAGATGTGTTGCGCCTGTTGGAGAACGTGTTGCGCGGCTAACCCGCGCCGTTGCTTGTGTTGCGCTGTTGCGAGGGGGTCGCGGGTATAGCAAGAGAATTGATGGCAAGCTGCGTGCAAACACGCGAGCGCACGCGCATGCGCGCATCTAGGCTGCAACAGCTGCAACACAAGCAACGGCGCGGCTTAGCGCCGCAACAGCCGGCGAAACAGGCGCAACAGCTAGGCATTCCCGTCGCCCTCGCCCTCGGCCTCACCCGCCTGCCGCGGCGACCGCATGAAGGACCATGCAATCGGCTCGAAGTCGTCGATGCACTTCCTGGCCCAGCGGCCCTCGGTGGGTGGGTAGGGGTCATCCTCGCCATCCACAGGCGCCGACTCCTCGCGGAAGCCGCAGCCACGCGGTATCCAGATGCGATAGCTCTTGCGCCCCGTCGAGGCCGCCTCGTCCGGCACCTGGACGTTCTTGCTGAGGTAGGGTGGGTCCTGCCGCTTGCCGGCGGCGTCGCGCTCGATGCGCTCCCGCGCATAGCGCCCCGCCTGCGCCGTGAACTCCGCCTGCTGGGGAAAGAAGCGCGCCCCGGTCACATCACACCAACGCTTGAAGCAGCGATACATCTGCTCAACGCTGCAGACCTTCTTGGGCAGCGGCAGATAGCCGTCCAACAGCTCGTGCATGAATCGCTCGGCCGGCTTCAGCCCCAGCTCGATGAGCGTCGCCTTCGCCTTCGTCAACGGCGGCTTGGTGTGGCGTTCGAACTCGCCCAGCGGCCGATGCTGCAGGTAGTGCAAGAACTTCCGGGCGCCATCGTTGGCGAGGAAGGCGCGCACGCGTGCATACAGCGTCTCCTCATCGGGCAACGGCGTGTACACCACCAGAAAGCGCCGGTCCCCCGGCTCCAGCGCCAGCGGCTGGCCCTCATTGCTCAGAAACGCCAGGTTCGCGTGGTTGCTCTCCCAGCGCGTGTCCGCATGCATGCTGCGGATCGGGATCTTGTTCTCCTGCGAGATGATCCACTTGAGCCGGTTCTTTTCCTTGTACATCTCCTGCCGGCTCACCACCTCATCACCCACGATGAAGAGCTTGGCGCTCAGCCAGGCGTTGTATTTCTCCTCCAGCTCGGTCTGGCCCACCATCACGCCGTACTCGCCGTACAGGTCCCTGATGCAGTCGAAGAACAGGTTCTTGCCCGTGCCCTGCGGCCCGTGGAACACCAGCGCCGTGGCCATCTTGGCGCCAGGCTGCTGCAGCGGCAGCGAGAGCCAGCACAGCACCCAGTCCACGATGTCTTCAGGCCCCATGCCCGGCGCTTCGCTCGTGCTGCACAGATAGCGCAGCAGCTCCAGCATCACCTCGCACTCGCCCGGCTCGGGCTCCAGTGGCTCGACGGACATGCCAGCGTACAGGTTGATGCGGTGCGGGCCGAGATCCTTGCCAGGCTCGAACATAACGTCCTCCTGGTACACCATCCAACGATCGTCACTGCCGAGCCAGAGCTTCACAGCGTCCGAGCCATAGGTGTTGCGAAGGTTCGCCAGCTCGATAGCCTCCAGCCGCCGCGTGTCCCAGGCCAACTTGCTGCCGTACTGGTAGGCAAAGCGCTCGTGCAGCACCGCCAGGTTCGCCAGCGAGCGCTTCGAGGGCTTGCGGCGGCGCTGCCCCCCACCCTTGTCCGCCTCATCGCCCTCGCCCCCATCCTGGGCGGTTGGCGGGCCGCCTTCACCACCATCGCCCCCTCCCCCGCCGCCACTCGCGGGCGGCCCGCTCTCTGAAGGGGGTGGGGGGGAGGATGCGCGCCGCGCGCCCGCTCCAGCTGGCTCGCCTTCGTCCGGCGGCTCCTCGCGCCGGCCAGCGCCATCGGCGCGCGGCCGCGCAGGCTTGAGCGTCACGCCCACCAACGGGGCCAGCCACAGCAGGGCCTCGCGAGCAGACTTGCCGCCGTACTGCATCACCAGGTCAACCGGGCTCTTACCCTGCTCTTCGCCAAAATCCATGATGCCCTCGGGCAGGATCTGCAGGTCTTCCTGCAGGTCGCGGCCCAGGGCCTTCGAGGTGATGCGGTAGCCATCGCGCCAGCGCGTGGCGCCAGGCAGCAGATGCGGCACCCAGGCATCGAGGTGCTGGTAGGCCGCCGCGTTCACGCGCTGGAAGTCGTTGCCATCCTGCGGCCCCGCGCTGCTGGGCTGCGGCGCGCGCGCCGGCTTGGCCTGGCCATCCTGGGCGGCTCGCTTCAGCGCCTGCTCGGCCTCCTTGTCGGCCTGGCGCTGGCGCTTGGCCTGGTCCACCATGCCGCGCAAGATGCCCAGCGCCTCGCCATCCATCGGCACCGGCTCGGCCGGCGTGCCAGCCCAATGGTCGCCCGTGCACGTGAAGTATTGGTGGCCGCAATACACTTCCAGCCCGATCGCGTCTTCTTTGAAGCACTCGCTCTGGCCGGTCAGGATGATGTGCACGCCCGTACCGCTGACGCTGCGCTCCGCATAGCTCGGGCACATGGCCATCACGATCTGGCAGCGCTTCGAGATCTCGCCCGTCTCGCGATCGATGGCGCCATCGATGTCCACGCCGATCAGCCCGTCGCCAGGCAGGAAGGCGAAGCCGATGCCGGCCCAGGTCTGCCGGCTCTGCAGCGCCGCGATCGCGGCCTCGAAGCTCACCAGCTCCGCACGGTCCAGCTCGTCGCCCTGCTCGACCTGCGGCTGCTCGGGCGTCGGCTTGCCATCCTTGGGCTTGCCCTTGGGCCACCCGCGCGGCTGGCCGCTCAAGTAGAACGGCACCTTCGGGGGCTTGGCGCCGGCCGAGCGTGGCGGCAGGAATTTCCACACCAGCCACTGCGGCAGGCATCGCATGGCCTCGGGCAGCGTGCGGAGACGCTCGATCTGCGCAGCACGCTGCGCAAGTTGTTCTTGGCGTGAAGACATTAGCGTCGGCCGTGTTGGCGTGCTTGCACCGTCTCTCGGTGCTGGTGGTCATCCCGGCAGCTCGTGTCGCAGTACACGGCCTGCGGCAAGCAGGCGCCGCCGCAGTTGGTGCAAACGCCGCGCATGGATGGCTGGGTGCGTGCCGCGGCGTCTTGCTGTTGCTGGATGGCTTCGACCAGGAAGAACTCGCCCAGCTGGGCGGCCAGGTCATCCACGCTCAGCCGCTCGTGCGGGTCGCGGTCACTAATGAGGCTGGGCTTCATGTCAGCGGCCCCAGCTGCGCACCACCAGCTCCAGCGCCGGGGCCCCACCACACACCCGCTCGGGCCCCGGGGCATACGTCACCATGGGCCGGCATGAGTGCTCCACACGCCTTGTCCCCATGGGCATCAGCTCGCCAGCCTTGGCCATGTTGACCACCGTGCGCCGCCCAACGTTGAGCCCCACCATGGCGCGATGCGCCATGTCGCGCCAGGTCGGCAGGCGCACCTCAGTTACCGTGCCTTGCGCTGCAGCACGTTGCGCCTCGGCTGCCAGCTCCTTGGCGGCATCGCTCAGCGCCTTTCGGATTTCGCCGCGGGGCCTCATGCCTGATCCCCCGCCGAGGCCTTGCCAGGGAGGTTGGCATTCATGGCTACCAGGTGGCGCAGCATGGCCTGGCCCGCACCGATCAGCTCGCCCCACTTAGCCTCTATGCGCGCCAGCTCGGGGTCAGTAATCCTGCTATCCGCCAGATCTTCTGCCAGCTCGCTCATCAGCCTGCCAAAGTCCTGCGCTACGGTGGACACCTTCACCATGCACAGCGAGTTCGGCTCAAACGCCATGTCGGGCAGCGGCACACACATCTCACCCAGCTCGGCTGCCATGGCATGCAGGATGCGGTGATTGCCCGTCAGCAACTGCAGCGTCAAGGCATCCATCAGCCCGAACTTGGAGCCCGGCTTGCCGGCTACCTCAGCGCTCAGCGCCTGGTGCGATTTGCCCATGCGGGGCGCAATGCCCTGGCTCCCGCCATGGGCCCTGTCGTGCACGGTGTGCAAAGCAGCGTCAAGGACGTTCATACGAAGTCACCTTGGAAGTTCAAGTGGACGCGACCAGTTGCCAGGCCGAGACTGAGGGCATGGAAGCAAGCAAGTTCGCGTTGAGAAGAAAAGCCCCGGGCCGCCTGCTGGCGGCAGTGATTGCGGCTGGGGATGAAAGCGGGAATGGGTGCGCGCCCTGCCGTGGTTATGCTGGGGGCTCCTACACCAACCAGCCCACGGAGGGCGCGC